ACGCGCTCGGCTTCCTTCATGGTAGAAGTGGTGTAAAACTCGGACTTGATCTGTCTGGCTTTAGCCTCTCGCTTGTTTGGCATTATCTATTCTCCCAGAGAAGGATTCTCATGCCGATGTCCTCGAAGTAAACATCCTGACTAGCTGTGTTGTGCTGTAAGCGCACAGTGAGATGTTGATCCACTACATTGGTGCTGATCCAGTGGCGACGTATGGTTTGATTGGTCACTTCCGCCGTCTGAGCGAATGTATCGGTCCAGGCTTGGATTTCATTACCATCTACAGTGACGGTAATATCTCCAGCAGTCTGCGCTTTCACACGGAACATCAACTCAGTCAAGTTAATAAACTGTCCTTGATAATCAAGTTCAAGATCAATGTAGCTGTTGATCGCAGTACTGACATCATTCTGTCCAGTGTTGAGAATGTAAACGAAACCGTCGTCCACCCCACCACCTATCTGCACGTAAGGAACATCTCCGGAACCAGCTTCAATCTCCTCCATGCAGGAGAGTTCTTGTCCTAACACGTCGAAGTACCAAACGCCATCGGTGAGGTCATAGACCAGAAAGATGTTAGGTACAGTAGCGGATCCGCCAGAGACAATACCTATGCGAATAACATTGAACATGCTGTCATGTTTGAGCCAATGCTGGTCTTCGTAACCTCGTCGAATACACTCGGACTCGGTAGGGTCGAAGTAATTCTGAATGTCGTCGCTGATGATCCAGATGGTTTTACCATTTGACATGCACACTCCGTAACGGCTCAACCAAATTGCGACGGTCTCCACGGGTTGCTGGGTAGAGGAAGACGTCTGCACTCCTTCCACAATCACAGCCGATTTGGAATTCACGATGCCAATACGATGAGAAAGAACCAGTTTTCCGTAAGTAGTCGGATCATAACCTTGAAAGATGGTTGTAGTGCCGCCTTCAACGCCTTTCTCCTCTTGCCAGACGAAATGGTTATTATAGTAAGACTTAGCGGACAAGATCCTGTTAGGCCGTCCGTCCCCGGTCTCAAGAACAGCTGAATCGTCGCTACTAAGCACCAATGGCAAATTGGGAGGAGTCACATAAATGTACTCTGAGAACTGATCGAAGGTATAAGCTATATGCTCTCTCCAGACCGAACTCACTATGCCAGCGTTTCCAAAATCAGTTATGTCAAAGAATGGCATGACGGTGATGCCGATATTCATCTCGGCAGTCATGGCCTGATTAAAGGTAATCTCATACCAATAGGCGTAATACTGCACGCCCTCGAACATTAAAGGTTGCACGTCTGTTTTGCGAGGGAAGCGAAGCCATCCTGAGTGGTATAGACCATCTGTGCTGTCATTCACTGTGCCCACTGTGCCGAAAGCGCTGCCATTCCAATACTTGACAGTGATAGTTGGAGCCGTTCCTGTGTGAGGAGTGTCGGTTCCAATGTCGATATAAATCCCCTCTAGTGGATCTGTAGCCGATAAGACGATCTTAGCCCCGGAAGCCAAGGAGCTAATATCTACCGCAGTGTTGGGGTAGTTGTAATATTTGCCGCTCGCGGATCCTGTCTCGACCATAACCTCAATGGCTTCTTGCGGGGCACCATCCCATACATTGACCAGGCCTGTCCAAGGACCCTGAAACGTACACCCGGAGATCTCAACTTCAGCATCCAAGGCAGCAGAAACACGGATCTGATACCAAAAGCCCACAGTTCCGAACATCATCATGGGAATTTCGTCGGATGGTTGGGTCCATGTGATGTTACCATCTTGTTTTAGGCAATCGCCGCCAACATCTGTACCATCAGTGGCACTAGCATCGGCCCAGGTATTATCATTCTTTCGGTAGTAAAGGGAGAGAACCGAGGCGTTATCGTTGCCATTCGCAAGGACTATTCCAAGGGCATCTGCCGGGACAGATGTGCAGACGAAGACCGCGTCCCAGTTCGCCCACGTACTGAGGGAATCGAGTACGGCGACCGTAGAAGTTTGACCATCCGATACCTCATCCGAGTAATCTTCTCCGCCTTCTGGCACGTCTTTAGGATCTGCCGAGCCCTTGAAGACAATAAACTTTTTGACATAAGAAGACTCCCCGCCATATATCTGGTGTTGGTCCGCTCCATTGGAGTAGATGAGAACGTCGTCGATGGTGGCCCAAGACGCTGGCAACTGGCCAGAGGAACCGTCATGGACTTCAGAACCGAATGCCCCTGTGGTTGTGCCAGGAGGAGCAGTCGTGGCCTCAAGCACGTCGCCGTCAGACATCTGTGCATACAGATGCTTCTCGTCTATTCTGCTCTTACGAAACTGGTAGAGAGAAAGGACTTTATTGGTGCCGTCCGCCGTAGTGTGTTGCTTGGCCTGTCCTGGTCGTTTAACAAAACCAGGGTGGCGGGCACGTAAGTTCTGCACCATAGAGAAGGTCCCAAACGGCAAGAGCGCGGGTTCCCGTCTAGTGACGGCGCCGCCTCTTAATGCCCAGGATTGTGTAACATCGCGCAACTGCTTCATTGTTCAACCTTAGTAAATGGTGTATCCCTGTCCAGGGATGTCAATTCCACCGATGAATGGATCTGGGGTAAAGTCAGTCCAGATATCTTCCATGTCCACGTCACCCTGCATGTGACCAAAGGCATTCACCGCATCGTCGAATTCAGACTTCCACAACTCAGTCTCGGCCTTAGTAGGCTTCTCAGGGGTGGAAGGATGCTCGGCCTTGGCTATGATCACGCCAAGTGGGGCAATGAGCTGATGGAACATCTCAGGCAGATCGCTAACAATACCATAATAGGAATTGTTTGCGAGGGTGATGCTGGAGGTGATAACGCGAGCAACAGAGTAGTCGGTTATGGTGGCAATCTGGGATCCAGTGATGTCCTCAATGGTCATGCCATTATAGTAATCGGCTATAGCCTTAGCAGTAGCGGCCAGAGTATCAGACCCAGTGGCCTTGCCGACATCCAACTCGCGTGGCTTCTGAAAATACCAGAGATGGTAAGTGCCGTTGAAAGAGGTATCCGTGAGTACCAGCGTGTTGCCGTCCCGCCTATACAGACGGTCGCTACCTCTGCCACCGTGTGTAGGCCGTTTGTCAACATCGACCGGAAAGACCTTGAGATCGTTCTCATCCTCCAGTCTGCGTATCTGGCCGAAATCCCATGGAAGCGTGATGACACCGCTAGATACAGAGACGGCGGAGTCTGCCATGAAGGCTTCAGGAATGCGACGGACCAACCGGGCATAGATAAGCCTGACTGCCCGATTCATCTTATTGGTAAGGTAAGTGTTACTGAACTTTCCGTAAGTGGAAGTGCCCTGTACTAATGCGGTCGAGAAGTCATTCAGTCCCTCCCGCATATCGTACAGGATATCATAAGCATTATGGTAGGTTCCCATGGACCCTCCCTATTTAATCGGGAAGAGGCCACTCCATGTCAGGATAGAACGCGCTCCATTTTTCTTTCGCCTTTTCGACCACACTGTCGGGCCAGTCGGCGAGATCATTCGCATGACTTGTCACCCAGTTTTTATACTTGGCTTTGTCAAGCGTGATGAACTTTTTGATAAGGTCCCCTGTTTCAACCGTGTGAGGAACTGCGGGCTTCTGGCCAATTTCTTTCATGACCTTTAGCATTTCCTCCTGGTTCTTTTTCAGTTCATCAACTAAAGTTCGGAGTTCCTTGTTCTCGGCCTTCAACTCGGCCACTTGAGCCGAATCAGTTTTAGGCTGTGATGTCCATGGAGCTATTAGCTCTATACCCATTTCCTCCGCCTTCTCCTTTAACTGCTCGGTGGGGAAGGAATAGGGCAGCTTTTCGTTCTTTTTGGCCTCGTTAGATTGGTTAAAAGTTGTGATCTGGTGCATCCAAAATCTCTTGTAGATCCTTATTGATTCCTCGCGCTTCTTGTCTGGGTCATCCTCCAGAGAATAACGCAGGACTCCTCTCGGTCCAAATTGATTGAGAATGTGGGCTGCCCTGGCATCCGGAAACTCTTTGATGTCTCCGGGCTTGAGTACGCCAATAATGCCGACGTGCTGCCACTCTATCTCATCAGGTGTGAAGTTACATACAATAGCCATTTTTTCCTCCTATTTTGTCTCGCCTAAATTGGAGAGTCTCCAACTGTCGCAAGACTAAGTTTATTTAACTGTTCTTCGCTCGACCACACTGTAGCCGTCGCGTTGAATCCTTTTTCCTTTTATCCGGGGATTGACGCGGGCAAAAGCCGGGTTGTGAGCGTCGGCCCGGAAGCCAGCTGCGTGCTGGTAAGTGTGCATTAGTTGGAGCTTATCGTCCTTGGTTCTATTGCGGATATCTTCCTCTACTTTCTTGTCCTGCTCTTCCTCATACTCCAACATATATTGCTCGCCTTCTTGTATCCGGCGTTTGTGACTTTTGCGCTCGAAGTCTCCTTTAGCAAGGTGAGCCAAGTCACGGTCGTCGGGCTGCCTGTAATGATCCTTACCAGGATTTTCCACTACGGCGGCGACAAGTTTCCCGGAACCCAGGCGGCTGGGTTGGGTGATAATAAACCGCTCGACGTGACGATTGAACTCGCAGTCGAGATTGGGATCGAAGACCTTGAGTTTGCGCATGAAGCCGGAATCAGGTATCGGTGTGATGCCTTGCCACATGTTAGGCTCCTAACACAAATGAGAATTTACGAAAATCACCCCAACCCACAGTAATAGCCGAAGCATCTCCATACATTCCATCAGGATCAGTACGTTGGGTTTCCCAGTTAGATACTTCAACTTCCATACTCAATCGGAGCTTGCCGTTTTGAAATAAGATGCCAGTGACTCTAAGTTTTCTTTCGTTCCGAATGTAATTCAGCTCTAGCATAAACCGTCTAGGAGTTCCGTATCTACAGAAAATTATACGCAAACTCCCTATTTTAAAGCTAGATACTTTCACATTGTCCATTTTACGCAAATAGTAATGATGCCCATCAACGGGCGTCAATCCAATTGGTATAAGCATATTATCCCCTTCCTTTACGTTTGTCCATGGTGACACTCCTTGGGATCGATTGCAGAGATCATTTTTTCCAAGTCGAGATCTTGACTAACGAAATCTGCTACTCGTTGACAAGTGGCCACTGGGTATTTCAAACCCTCTAAGTATTCAATAAAGAGCACTGGAATTTGATGATGTTCAATCACTTTGCGTGCCAACGCCACGGAGTCCCTGGGAGGCGGATCCCAACGCTGGCCCATTTCCTGAAGCGAGGTTTCTATATCTGATATGGGCCGCAGCATGAAAATGACTTTGAGAGATAAATCGGTTTCAATAATCAGGCCCTCCAATACGTGAATATACTGAGTGACTATTTTAACCGCAGATCCAGAAATTACATGCGGATTTTGGACAAGCCACCCATAATTGAGGATTTCAAAAGTGCCGTACTTATTCTGCTCCTGGCTCTTTAAAGATTCCTCGTCCGCCACTATTGTCATGCCACCCTTATGCAGCATCCTCATCATCATGGATGTTCCTGATCGAGGGTGACCAGTAACGACGATGGTGTCCATTACTCAGCTGATTCTTTTTCTGATTCAGTCTTTGGAGGCCATTGTCCCTCAGCCGGAAACTCCACAACTGAAGTCTCGTCTACTGCTTCGGACTCAGTCGCGTACTCAGGCGTTGGCTCTCCTTCAGTCTCGTACTCAGGCTCTGGCTCGTGTGCGGGCTCCTTGAGGTCATCTTCCAACTCTCCGATTCGCTGATGGGCTGCTTCCTGATCTTCTTCCAGTTTCTCATTTTTATCGATCAGTTCTGCACTTACCTCTAGCACGTCCCCCAAATATAAATGATCCACCACAGGAATGTTGCCGTGTTTGGCAATCATGGTTTTGGCTGTTTTCAAGAGCTTATCTCTAGGCACCTTGTGAGTTACCAAAAACACGATGTCTGCATGGTTGCCTTCTACTGTGATAGGCATGTTCAATCCATCGCCTCTCTCCAGCGCAACCACTAAATCTTTCAAGTGCATGATTTACTCCTTTGCTAAATTTTTGAAAATGTCTTGTTTCCCAAAAATACTATCGAAATTGTCCCTGTACGATTGCTTGACTTTCCAGCAGTCAGGGGACTGGTATACGCAGTTGTTCAGACGATCCTGCTCCGTGGGCTCGTAATATTTGTTCTTGTACGGATAGTCAGGATGAACACCATCTCTGGTAGCACCAAAAGGTAACGGCTTCTCTACAGATTTCTTCTCGGTTATTTTGTCAACCGACTTTCCTATTAGGTCTTCCATTAGAGCGCATCCACTACTTCTTTGATTTCGTCCACCTTCTCTTTGATGTCATCGACCTTATTCTTTATGGCACCCAGGAAGTCTATGAGGTCGTCGTCCAATTCCCCAAAAACAATCATGCCATTGACATCACACAGAATGCAAGGTTCCTCAACCCATTCAAGGGGTCCTTCAGGATCCTGTTGCGCCGCAGTCTGGTGAATAATCTTTGTGCCTTTACAAGCAGGACATCTTTTATACAAAGTTTTGTCAGACAACTTTTAATCTCCTGTAAAAAAGAGGGGCCATAAAGACCCCTCGCTTGGTTTAGGTTGTTGATGCAATCACGACCTCGTTATTGTAATTCAGGCCAAGATGATTATCAGTCCGTTTGTCAATGCAGTAGGCATCACTAGCAAAGCCCACGAAACGATTGCCGTCCACCATGAGGTAACCGGAACTTGGTGTGTTGACAATGTTAATTCCAAGGGAAGTGCTGCCAAGAGCATGGAATCGATTATCCACTATTTCAGCGACAGGACGAGACGCACCATTGGGAACAAAGATTACACCCGTTTTCGCATCAATAACAGTAAAACTGCAATTCCTTATGACACTTCCGTACCCGCAGTTGAAATCGATGCACGCTGTGTTCCAATACATGAAGAAACAATTCTCAATGATAGTACAAGGCGCGTCAGTACCCACGGTTCCAACATTTATACCGTTTGTACCTATGGAATTCCCACCAAAGTAACAATCATGGACATGGTTTCTCCACCAGTGCGAACTTCCTTGTGCAATCGTAATTGCCTGGTTAGCCGTCTGTTGATGAAAGCCAACATTCGCAATCTCTATCTGGTGATTCTCAACAGCGACACCTACGGTATCTGTCGTGTGAACATGAAGTGACGGAGTACCCCACTGCCGTTCAGAACTCAACTGGCCAAGTAGTTTCACACCGAAGACATCCAGGTTGATGACCACTTCAGGCTCATAAACAGCATCTGCGGCATGAACATAGATGACATCGAATTCTTCGCAATCATCAGCAGCAGCCGCCACAGATGTATAGACCATGCCAGTAGGCATCATCTCAATGATCTTGGACCAATACTCTGCATTGGCTGTCTGAACAACCCTACGGACGTTATTAGGTACATGATAACTCATGCCACCAGCAAGTTTGTTAGGATCGATCCCGGCGTTTTCAGCGATATTTTTGTTTCTAATCATGGTTTTTCTCCTTCATAGTTTACCCCTTTCCCATGACGGAAAGGATACTGGGTTAAAGTTAATCGTTTACGTTTGTACCTGTGGTAGGCTGACCCTCAGTAATGTTTCTCTGCGGGTTGCTCATCGCTTTGACAGTATACTGAATCTCAAGACCAAAAGGAACGATCTCGTCAGCAGAAGCCGACATCGTCGTGCAGGTGAGAGCCAGGAGTATACCGAAGTCTGTCGTGGCAATTCTACCAGCTTTATGACTGTTGGATTCGGCCCATGCAGTCACTTCCAAACTGTTATTCGTCGTCGAACAAACATGGGCAGCAAACGTCACAGTTTCATCGGCGGATACTTTCGCGTCAGAAATAGCTGCTTGTTTGCCTATCCCTTTGTAGTCAACTGTGAAAATGGGCTCATCCGCGTCTGTTGAGTTATGAACAAACCACACCCTGAATCGCATGGGTTGGGTAAGATCCATATCCCACGGAATGGGGAGAAAATGGTACACCTCATCCCCGTCAGCTGCAATGCTTATACCAGCGAGTTCAGCAGCCGCGAGAGCTTCAGCAAAAAGAGGTGTCCCTGCTCCCAAGGAAGCGGGCACGCCAGATGTTGCGTCATCCAGCACCCCCAAGGCCGTCCGCATAGGAATGAATTTACGTTTGCGGTTCCAGCCTAAGTTATCATCATTAAGAGGCATATCAGTTCCTCCTTGGTAAAATACCTGGCCCCCGTTATGGAGGCCAGGATACTAGGTTAAAAGTTAACCGCTCTTAGAACGGTGCGTTTGCAGGTTCGGTAAGGTCTGACAGAGTCACCAATGCCCTACGATTTTCCACGCCTAAGTTACAGTACGTGCGTAAGAACATGGTCGCTTCGTCATAATCCTGTCTCCAGTGCATCTTCTGAGGCTCGAACCCACCCCATCCGATTGGCGTCAATTCGTACTTCTTTATCGCGTTGATCTGCGCGAAGTATATCTTGTTCGCCTGTGCCATAGGATCCACGATTATTTTGACCGCACCATTTTGCTGGAATTCCAACCTTTCATAACCACCAATATACGTCGCGGGAGCATACCGTACATCAGGAGACAAGAGGTTAAAATACTTCCGCCTCTGGCCTAAGCCCATCCATATGGTATCCACCTCTGTCGTTGACCTGGCCGGAACCAGATCCATGGCAGCGAGCATAAGGTCAATGGAGAGTTCCCGGTTCACACTGGAATTGCTCAGGATGTTAGCCTTCCACTCCGGATCGTTGGCAACCGTGATGCCCTCGAAAGTAGCAACATTGGTGCCATCATCGAACATGGCTTCCATGCCACTGAGTTCGTATGACGTATCCGTGGTAGCAAACGAAGCATCCCTAGCACCGTAACGAACGATCTGGCCGCCTGAGGCAACCGCATCTGTCGCTATTGTGTAGGTCCGGGCTGCGGCCAACGGATGATATGACTGGTACAAAGACCCGCCAGATCCGGTGGCGCACTGCTCCATCTCTATGGTTTTGTTGGTTGGGTTGACTGAAAGAATTCTCTGCGCGACCGCACTCTGGTCGATTGCGCCAGAACTCGTGTAAAAGTCAACGATCATTCCTTTGCGAAGGTATCTGACACCAACGTCATTGGAACAGGTCACTGTCCATGAACTATTGGTATCCAACGCATCGGAGGCTTTTGACAATGTAGCGAGCTTGCCGAAGCCATCGCCCCAGCACTGCCTGTTAAGGTCCACTGTCAAGGCCCTATAGGCAGACATCGTGGCGTCCCCTTGCGCGTTAACGAACGCGGCCACGTCACCCTTACCAGCCTCTATGGCGAGACCGGATAATCTCAGGGAAGCGTAGATCAGCTTAGGGGTAATATTACCCTGGACACCATCGCCCTTGATCGGTTCGGGAAGATACTGACCTTCACCTCGACCACCGACGGACTCGATATCAGCTTGCCTTGTGGCGAAGTAGTAACCGACACCAGCAGGTTTCACGCTGGCCCTTCGTTCCGACTTCATAAACTGATTGTAAGTCATCCGGTGATTGGCGAACAGATCGGTAATCATGTCACCGTAAACTCTCTTGAGCTGATAGGCAATCGCAGTGGTATCTAAAGCGCCTGGACTTGATTGTGCCATTATCTATTCTCCTTATTCAAAATTGCGACTGCCCTACGATTCATTACTCACCCTGAGCTAACTGCAATATAAGCTCAGTGGCTTTCTTATTAGCGGCCTCAAAGGCTTCTTCCGTACTTGTGTTCTCGTCCACTTTGATCTTACTTTCCGCAACAACAGGAGTTTGTTCCCCCTCAGGTTGAGGCGTGGGCGTGATTTTGGATTGGCCTTTGGTGTATTCATCTATGGCTGCCTGCCGTACTGCTTGGACAAACGTACTGAAATTGCCAATAACATTCTTGGCAGCAGTCCTGTATGCCATCTTGTCTCTGATATCCACCGTATCCATCGGATTATCAATACCAAGATGCTGTTTTAAGATGCCCTTTTCCGCATCGGAAAGACCATCAGTCAGGTCCACGATGTTACCAAGATCCTGCTCGAACGCAGCCAGGTTCTTAGAATTCTCTTGTTCCTTTTTATAGCCTTCCCTATCTGAATGTAGAGCGTCTTGTAACTCTTTATTCTCGTTTTTGAGACGAGCTACTGTATCCTCAGGTTTTTCGTCCTTTTCCAATTCCAAGGCCTTCTGTTCTGCCCAGTAACTTTCAGCGTTGTCCCACTTCTGAGACTTATCAAGCAGACCCTGAACGTAATTGGCATCCATGGTGCCAAGAAGCTCACCTAAACTACGGCCTTGTTTGAGATCGGATACCAGATCATTAAGATCCAAGTAACCGTGCTCTTCCAACACGCCTTTTATTTCCGTGCTGGTGTCCTTCAATCCCCTCCAATCAGGGTGTTTATCGAAGGATCTGTAGTATTTTTCTCCATCTTTTTCGATGAAGTCGGGTACTTCCCCCGGTGTGCCAGCGCCTGGGCCGCCAGCAGGTGGTTGATCCCCAGGTGGTGTGCCGGGCGGGGTTGCTCCGGCTTGCCCCGGTGGTGTTGCGCCAGGTGTGCCGGGTTGGGGTTGGGCGTTCGGATCCGCCTGCGGTTGCGCATTAGGATCTACAGTGCCCTCCGGCTGTATTGCCCCATTAGGTTCATTCTCTGGCATAATAAATTTCCTCCTATGAGTTTAATTATATGAAGGTTAATCTACGTCGAGCAGGTTAACACGCATATACTTATACAACTTTGACTACGCTTCAGGAACGTCATCGTATGTCACTTCAATGTCGCCACCAGATGTACGCTGAATATCTTTGACCTTATGTTGCCCAGTACCAGGCCCTGTTTTGACTATATTCAATGCGTTTTGATCCAGAGCGTCTTCTCTAGTAATAGATGCACTTCCTGTATTGATTTGGCCTATGATCTCATCGTCAGTCTGATTGGCTTCAGCGTTAGGACTTAATGTTATTGATTGAATAGCCATGATTTATTCTCCATCATCTTTAGTTACGACTACCTTTTCTGTGTTGGGGTCGTAGTAGATAGTCAGCACTTTATGTTTGCCTGCCTCGTCAATAGTTCTTATAACATTCAGTAAAGCAGGGATTATTCTTTTCCCGTTTCTCCAGTGCGACAACTATCCTTTTCCCTTGGCTGCATCGATGATACGTTGATCAACATGAGTTGCACCAGGTTTTACAATTCTACCAGCGTTTTGCAATGCTTCCTGATGTTTGTTGAACGTATAAGCATTCATCGCATCAGCCATAATTTTCATGAAAATGATCGGATCGTCAGGTGCTTGCAATGTAACTTTTCCATTAACCCATCTGACGGTCATAGTGATGTCAATGCCCTGTTGCGGCTGCTCCTGTTCTGGAGCCTGTCCGCCGTTCTTCTCCTCAGCCATGATGTCCTCCTTAAATGTATCGACCTCTGAGAGTGCTCTTTGCAGCTCTCTTGGTCAAACGAGACATTCTATCTGCTTCAAGGACCAAAGGACCGCCTTGGTTGGCCATGCGGTTAGGTCCCAGTAAATCCGTTATACGTCTCCGGCGCCTGTCCGGGTATACGCGCTTGAGTTGATAACCTATGGACTCTGTATCGATTGCAGGCATTATCGTTTCCCCTGTCTGAAGTCGGCCAGGGAGACGAAGGGCTCACCAGCAGTCATTTTCTTGCGCCTGTAATTCATCCAGTCTATTAGCTTGGTGCCAGTGGTCGGCGCTTTCGCTTTCTTTTTGGTCACCTTTTCATTGTTGTTAGGATTGTGACTCGCTTTAGGATATCCTATTCCTTTGGGCATTTTAATTCTCCTTACTCTTATTAAAATATTCTTTCCAGAATTTTAACTCTTCGTCGTAGCGCTCTTGACATTGAGGCACGTTATTACTCCAATCATTGATGACATCTTTGAGGCTTTCATCTGGCCAAACAGGCGTAATCATATGGCCTTCATCGTCATAAGCGAAGTAAACCCGCCTGTCACATATATCAACCTTACCATCGTAATCAGTATCTATATAACGGTAGACAACGTATGTGTATCCTTGAGTAAGGTTGGTGTGATCCACTCGATAAGCCAGATTCGACACCCTTAAACGATGGACTAGAACGTGAGTTTCACTGGAAACAAAAAAATGGTCATGTATAGCAGTGTTGAATGTTTGCTTGAGAGCACCATACCCGCCAATTTCTTTCTCGGCTCTATTATACAGATCTACGATTTCTGGCTTGCTCATTCCATAAGTGCCACCACCTGAGAACAATAACATGGCGCTTGTAATGAGCCCAACTAGCAAGGATCTTATCATCTAGCCGGGGCTCGTTTCGGCAATCCCCGTCTTTCTATGTTCTCTTGGATCGCCTGTTTGGCTTTCCTTTTGGTCAGGCCTTTGTGCGCCATACGTGCTTTGCCTGAGGCCACTGCATAAAAGAACGCTCGTTGTTTCTGTGATGTAAACTCTGGCATTACTTACCCCTCTTGGCTTCTTTTTTGGTTGTTTTTCTTAGCCCAGGATATCGTCTGTATACTGCGGCTCTTACCTTAGCCTTCTCGCTGGGAGTTCCGTGCGCTGAAACTCTGGCCAGCGCGTTACGTGCATGTGCGATGTCATGAATTGGATACCCGTCTCGTGGTGCATCCGGGAATACGAATGCGCTTCGAGGCAAATCCTTTCTGGCTTGGTAGGTTAATTTAGCCATTAAATTTCTCCTCCTGGCCCAACAGGAATACCACCTACAGCTGCTTGCTCTTCTCCTTCAGCCCCCAGCATTTCACCTCTTTCCACTCCTGCTCTGCCGCCAGCTTGCTGTAATCCTTGCTCAGCCGCGACTTCCTCTGTCAACTTAGCAGCATGGTACTCTCGATGAATTAGGAGAACCATTTGAACATTCTTCTTTAGTGTCTTGAACTCCGGACTCAATATTACTTTATCATGCGCCACAATATGTATGAAGTGATCATCAACCGCAAAGACTGGATCGTCTTGCTGCACTACAAGAGGACCACCAGTTTGTGGATCTATCTCTTCAGTTTCTATCGGAGGAAGGGCGATGTCTTCCAAATCTTCTTGAGCCATTATTTTTGAGTTTTCAAGTTCAGCGCGGGACATGTGGAGGTTTTCCTCCTCAGGAAACCCGGCCATTCCAAATCGTCTTAACAATTCCCGTCTCACGTCTGGCTTAGGCCCAGTTTGTGGATGCCAGAAGCCATACTGTATCAAATTGAGCAGGAATTGGTTTTTTCCCGTGTTGGTGGATGAGAGACCACTGTCCAATTCGAGGTGTACGTCTACATTACCATGGAGATCCGCTCCTTTGAATCTGCGGACTTTGACGTCGTTGCCTTCTCCACGGATTTTGATGAGTCGGTTCTCCTTGAACAACTCGGACACCAGGATGAGCCTTTTGCGCTCCACCCTGTTCCAGTTGCGATAGAACCTGCGTATGTCCGGACCATGAGACTGCTCAGCTGTCTCTCGTAAAATATCTATGGCAATTCCAGGTGCCCCAGCATAGGGCGCCTTGCCACGTAGGACGTTTTTGGGGTCGCCACTTGCTTCTTGGGCGACCTCTTTTTGCATCTCCCGTTCCCTTATGACTTGCTCCGGGTAGGGAGTGCCATGTTGGATCTGAACCTTACCTCCCATGGCATGTTTAGCATCATACTTCACGGCTAGTAAGGCCTGACCACGCTCGCTCATTCTCTTCAGCACCAGATCCGATGGAGCCAGAATAACTGGACGACCCACGGACTTTCTGTTGATTGCGAGCGCCTGATCGATCTCGTTGATGATATTCTGAGGAGAAATCAAATCATCCACACCTCCAGAGGCCCAAAACCCTCCAGGAGTGTAGTTGTAGGGAAAGTGATCGAAGGTATAATACCACTTGCCGTCCTTCACTGATATGGGCAGGTGGTCATCGTTGCGTAGAATGATTCCTTCCGCATGAACAGCATAGCGGCCATTAGGATACTCTTTATCCGGGCGCCATTCGACATCATTCACAACAACCATCTCGTCAGACGGAATATCTGTATTCAGCAAATTGAATTCAATGCTGCGGCCTTTCCATGGGCTGACATTCGATACCAAGGTTAGTAATTGTCGCTGATAATCGATCTGTCTCATATCAGCACTGCGAGTATCCAGTTTGACTCCGTAAGTATCCTCTACCCATTCCCGGTAGCAGAGATTCTTGCAGCCGACCCACTTCTTTTTGCGGAGGTTGGTGCCAAGCTGACCCACACGGACGTTGAACGGAATTATGCAATCAACCGCCACGTCTGCTCGTGAGACAGGTTTGCCGGAAGCATCAAGCACGAATCCGTTTCCTTGCACTTCAGCGAATGTCCGAGTGAATCCGTTGCCTGAGAGTAATATCCACATAGCGAGGATGTCTTTCACATCTTCTATCTCGCCTTCATTGCGGGTGTTGAGCCATTTCAGAACAAAATCACCAGTCTCAGCCGCGTCTTTGTCTTTCTGCTCTTCAGAATTGGGCCACACACTCGCTGTGTACTGCTTATTAAGTACGAGTGCTTTGCCAGACTTGACAAAATCACGGATTATGTTCGAGACGGGGGTGGGCACACCGTAGTTTAGACCGTAACGTGAGGCGAAGGTGCCTGCGTGCTCCAGCCAGGACAGCCATTGTTCTCCTAAGTAGTAGAGAATATTACGAAACCAGGTGCGTTCTAGTACAATTCTGAAAGGCTCTTCTAAATCACGAAATACATTGTCAAAAAAATTCAGAAGGACCTGTTCATCTTGGGGCATATTTTATCCTAATAGATGGGGATAGCGGTTTCTTTGGTCTTCTCTATCTCAGCAGCTGCAAGAGCAAGCTCGTTCTCTTTATCCAATTTCTCGATCTCGTCCGCAGGGGAGGCCTCGGCGGCTGAGTATTCCTGTAGATCCTTTGCGATCACTGCCTTGATAAGTCTGTTCTCTCGTTCCGCGTTGCTTCTTCGTTCATAGTGGGTTAGCAGGCCGTAAAACACATTCATGCCTACTAATAGTCCGATGATGATTACCTCAAAGATGGTGGGTGTCATAATTACTCCTTCTAGGTTGAGAAGGGCGAATATGATAAAAAAATTTTAAGAGACTCTAATATAACATAAATAAGGGTATTTGTCAAGACCTAGTCGAACCACTCTGGCCACTCTTCGTCCTTCTGTACGTTCTCAACTATGCGTTCATACTCATCTAATGCCGCAAGAGAGGCAGTGTCCAATTTCTCACGTTGCGTCCGTTTTTTGCGTTCCTCCATCATCGATTGCAGATCTGCATCAGTCACTCCTATGGGCATGTGCTGGCAAATGTGGCACGAGTCGTCGAAGGTATGGTCTTCCTGATGGTCCTCGATCTCCTCCGGGTTGACTTCATCCACGACTAGCGAAGGCACTGTGCGAATGAACGCTTTACACGCCGGATAGACCATGAGCATGGGCAACTCGCCCGGTCTAGTCTGCGCGAGGCGGTTACGGAACTGCCTAATCTTGGTCTCGCGGGTGGCATCCCCGGCGCGGAGATCCAGGGAAACGTCATCCCCGTACTTCTCCATGATATCGTCTCGTTTGCAGTAGGCCTCGAATTCGTCTGAGGTTGCAGGGCCTTGGCCGCCACCTTTATAGTTGGGTTTGAGTCTGAAACAGTCCGGTCCGGCCAGTCTCATGTGTATCTTGCCCAGTATACCCAGTCTCTTCTCTCTCTCAAGGATACCCTCTGCGATTTTTGGATCTTCCAGGCGTAAACCTACATTGGGTAGATTCTTTTGGCAGCCGTACCATTCGGCGAAGCGGTAAATACGCCCGTCGGCGTCAACCCACCACCAACCGACTGAAAATGGGGCTCCCCAACCCCAGTCAAAAGTCATGTAGATGGGGGCGTAGGCTGGAATCGGCCAAACCAGGTTCTTCATGATGTTCTTTGGACCGAAATCGAAGGCCTGACCGACATGGACATCCCAACGACCGTCTAACCAGGCCGCCCGGAGCACTGAATCAGGGATACTCTTGAGCCGATTAATATAACCAGGGTCACCGTCGAGCAGGATCTTGTTTTCGACAAGGGGTAACTGAATGAAAACACGGGAAATTATGGCCACTGAGCCGTCGTCCTGCTCAATATCGACCATGTTGACGCTTCCTTCGGGAGGATTTTCCTCATTTCCGCCGAATTCCAGTGGAATGAACATGTGCTTGATCTGGGAGGCGCCCGGACCACCGGGGTTGCCCGTGAGAAGCATCCGTGGATGAATTCCAAAGGGAGAACGCATACAACCTTTGAGCAGAGACATCATCCCGGTCAGATATGGGAACTGTTGAGCCTCATCTATTGAGACATGAGTGAACTGGGATCCCTGCCAGTCCTCTACCGCTTTCAGAGTCCCGGCCTGTGCGAGTGTGGTAGTTGACCCATTATCGTATTTGATGAAATTGATCTGATTCTCACCGCCCACACGTCGTGCAGGGAGTCCTTGGGCTATAAGACGGTCGAAGTCGATCCGGATCTCTTTGAAATCCTTATACTTCTTGCGGAAGATGATGCCATTCCAATGAAGGCCATATTCCTGGGCGCCGCTGACTTCTCGGCCCACGATGAGTTGGGTCTTGCCGCCGCCACGCTCTCCTCCTGCGAACAATTCGTCTGCCGGGCACAGGAATGCCTCGGTCTGGGGACCCGGTTGGGGAGCCCAATAGATTCTATCTGTCATCACGTCTCCATTTCAAATAATTTCGAGCGTTTACTCCAAGCGCAGGCACGACAACTAGAAGTAACCCGTAGACTTTGGTAGTAAATGCCACATAAATCCAACATAAACAGCCTACAATATTGAGAATGAAACCTAATTTACGCTTACTTCCTATAATCCAGCCACCCGTGAGTTCAAAGCCACCCGCTATCCAATCGATCATTATTTAAACGTCCTTTTCATCAAATTATACAACTGCCTGTTTGTCAGAGCGTTGTAAACCTCGTGTTCCAGCCAATCAACTTGGTCTTCAGTGAGTGTAGAGTCAACCTGATGTATTAACTCATGAATTAGCACTTTTATCATGCCTCCGAACCGTTGCCTGGAAGGGTTCAAGTCAATACTGTCTCCTCCCCTATTTATCCCGGTTATCAGCCCCTTTATGCCAAATCGAGTTCTAGTGACTTCATGTGCATATCCTCTATCATCTACCATGTCCTTCTTGATTCTGATTTTGAGACCCGGATCCTTCAGGGCTTTGTAGAACTTCCTGAGCCATTTAGTCGCCTCACAATTTGGCATAACAAACTTCTTGTCAGTTTTCTTACTTATAAGCCATTCAAGCGCAGTTTTCCTCATATGCCCCTCCTGGATAAAAATACCTGCATTGGTTCATAAGTGTCGGCGTTGTTATCCTTGTGCCGACGTTTTAGTACCGTTGGGGTGACCGGACGGAGTCGAACCGCCTAAAGACTGGGCCACAACCAGCCGCCGCACCGTTTGGCTTCGGCCACAATAAGCTAAAATCCGTGCGGCGGAATGTCCGCCCGAAATATAGTAATGATCACGTTAATGGGGTAATAACCCACTTACATTACCTCATTTGGTAGCCCTGGCTGGGATCGAACCAGCGACCTTTCGATTATCGGTCGAATGCTCTACCAACTGAGCTACAGGGCTGATACTTGTACTGCAATTCGTGTCCTGGCAGGGCACAAATGGCAGGCGTGGCAGGAATCGAACCCGCGCATACGGGGTTGGAGCCCGCTTGGTCCCATGACTCTCACGCCTATTACCATTTAGTCGCGCCGAATTTATGGGCGATCCATAGAATAATCAAAATACCACCTATCCACACGAAAGGCGCAGCAAATTCTCCCAAAGTCATTTAAGCCTCCTGTAAATCCTGCACGACGGGCTCCTCAGGCACGATCTTCAGCGCCCATCTCGCCCCGCACTTCGGACAAATTATCTTCTGAGTGACAAACGTGTCCTGGCAGGGCACGAAATACTCTTTGGTATAACACGCAATCCGACATTTACGGCATCGGTAGCACCAGCCGCCCGCGCACTTCGGGGTGAAGTCCTTGATAAACAATTTATAGATATCGGTCAGGTTATCCATAGCGCACCTTGTATCCAACTATACTAACGCACACACGCACACACGCACTTGCGCACTTGAGGCAAATGTATACAACTGGGCGCCTTGTGATACAGTATAAGAGCTACGCACGCCATTTCCAGCAAAATTTCCAAAAAAAATCTGTCAAACATCCTCGTCCCCCACTTTTTCCCCCGAATTATATAACGCACTAGCGCACATGCGCACCGCCGCACACTGTATCTAACATGGATGAAAAAAACCAAAAGCGCGTGGGGGATCGAAGATCAATGTATTGTCCGACCGGATTGCCGGGTGCCCCCCCTTCCTGCCCTGGGGCTTATTGCGATTGAGTCGCAGTAGCAACAGAGGCCAGCGCGGGGCTCTGCTAGTGATTACAGGCACTTAGGGCGCCTCGGAGCTATATTGGCTATATAGCGCGGGCGTGTCTTGGGGCTTATTGTGCCTCTGAGCAGTCTTTAGCGTCATTTTTCCCGTCATTTTGTCGGGTTTGCACCTTCGCGGGCGTGGTTTGTATCTTCTATACCAGCCTTCTCCGCCTCCTGCACTTCACTGGTATCAGTACAAGATTTTGTACCTTGTTCTTCCTTGGGTGGATACAAAGTATCCGAAGTACAGGATTTTGTACTTTCGTGCCTAGAATCATTGTCCTCTGGGGTACAATTATTTGTACTTTCGGGTACAATATCTTGTACTTCCTTTCCCGTCTCTTTTGGCACTGGAAGAGCTTGGCGAGCTTGGCGGGCGTCCCGGACCTGAGCTTCCCAGTCCGTTAAGTTCTCCGGTTTGGGCGGCAAGTGCAAATGTAAATGCTGCTCTGGAGGAGGCAAGCCGTCCGGATAAGTCTTGACCTGTCTTGACACTTGACCGTATCCGCGGTGGCGAGCTTGGCGGTCTAGGAAATAGCGTATCTGCGGGCCGTCCAGN